TGCTCACCTTCTCGATATCCGCAGGGGCAGCGTTCATAAGAGCAAGGAATCCTGACATGGCATTCTTGCCCACAAGCGCCTCTGCCGCCGCTGCCTTTTCAGACTCTGACAAACCTCCGAAAGCCGTTCGGCAATCAGCGAGGATGGCGCTCAAATCCCTCATGCTCCCGTCCGCATTGGTGGTGGCAATGGTCACTTCCCCGATGCTCGAACCGCAAATCTTCACTTCCCCGGAAAGGTTGCTCATGATGGTACGGAGCGCAGTACCGGCCTGGGTGGACTTAATGCCCGCATTGCCCATCAGACCGATTGCCTCTGCGGTATCCTCCGCAGAAAATCCCAAAGCCCCGGCAATGGGCGCACAGTATTTGAAGGTCTCGCCCATCATGGAGACGTTGGTGTTGGCATTACTGGATGCCGCCGCAAGGATATCCGCAAAATGCCCGGAATCCGCTGCGGTCAGACCGAAAGCGGTCAATGCATCCGTCACAATGTCAGAGGTGCTTGCCAGGTCCTCCCCGGAGGCGGCGGCAAGGTTCATGATGCCCTCGATGCCGGAGAGCATATCTGAAGTTTTCCATCCCGCCATTGCCATGTAGTTCATGGCTTCCGCGGCTTCGGATGCGGAGAACTTGGTCCTGCTGCCCATCTCCCTTGCCTTATCCCGGAGGGCATCAAGGTCTTTCCCCGTTGCCCCGGACACCGCCCCGACCTGGCTCATGGCGGTATCGAAGTCTGCCGCCGTCTTGACCGCCATTGTGCCAAGCCCCACAATGGGAGTGGTCACGGTTTTGGTAAGGGTAGTCCCCACCCCGGAAATCTTATCCCCAAGGTTCTTCAAATCCTCGCCCACGGCGGCAATCTTCTGCACCGCCACCGCCGACTGGTTCGCCTGTTCTTCGAGACTTTTCAGCCTTTCCTCGGTCTCAATGATCTCCCTCTGCAAACCATCGTACTGCTCCTGGGTGATCTCCCCCTTTGCCAGCGCCTCGTTTGCCTGCTGTGCAGCGGTTTTCAGAGTTTCCAGCTTTTCCTTCGTCTCCCGCACCGCTTCCGCAAGGAGCCGGTGCTTCTGTGCCAAAAGTTCCGTGTTGCCGGGGTCCAGTTTCAGGAGGTTGTTCACATCCCGTAGCTGTGACTGCGTGGTGCGGATGTCAGTATTGACTGATTTTAAGGCGGTGGTAAGTTTCGTGGTATCGCCGCCGATCTCCACCGTGATGCCCTGTATCCTAGATGCCACTCCCCTCACCTTCCTTCCCCAATCAGGCCTAAAAAAAGCCCGGATTTCTCCGAGCATAAAGAAAGCACCGATTATTTCTAACCGATGCTATGTATTGACCTTATGTTTTTTGTTCCTTAATAAATTATTTCCCGAATGCTCCCATCAATCGGAGTTGCATCGTGAATATTGAATAGTACCACGTTTTTTCCAATGACCTTATTTGTACGGGTACATGGGTAAATGATTCCCGTCACTCCCCTGCTTTCCAGATATTCTGATAAAATGTGAAATGATCTATATGCCTCCTCCTTCTTATCATCATCTTTTTCGTCTACTTTTTTATATATACAGTTACAGACCATTTTAAGATATTGCTTTGTGACAGCATCCGCTATGACCTGATGATCCACCATGCCTTCCGATTTCTGTTTTATTGCCTTCTCTAACTCCTTTCCACTCCTCCTATACCTCTCAACCTTTTTTGGATCAGATATAATTTCAGAAAATATTACTTTTTCCAAGCCATGCTTATAATTATCCAGTTTTCTCCTGTACACCCCTAAATCAATATCATTATAGGACAGGTCTAATATATTTCCTTCTTTTGCCGTTTCAAAAAGGCAAAAAGAATACTTTTCACCTTTCTTCGCACGGAATTCTTCTAAGCACACATATTCACTAATGGAAAAATCCGCATTATACGCCTGCAGGCTCTCCGCAAATGATAAATACAGATATGTTCTCCCCGGTGGGTTCCATCGGTTCTGTGCCTTGTTCGGCCACGGAATAAATCTGTCGGTATCATGCCCCCATCCGTCAACAACTCTGCATAATATATCCGATTTCTTTAATGGACGAAAAAATTCTTCTTTCCGCAATTCAATGGACTGTGTAAACACCTCACCAAATGTTTCTAAAAATGTTCTGGAACCATCACTGGATGTATTTACATTTTTCCATTTCTCATCTATGATTACCTTTGCATTTTCAAGCAGAATATCATCTATCAGTTTTTCATAATATCCGGCATCCAACTTTGGGTTTATGAAAATATTATACTTTCCCAGCGTATGTGTATAATCCAGTACAGTATCTACTGTGCAGGCCGTTCTGTCTGGATATTGTGCTTCCAGTGAATCATTTAAGGATTTTAATATTCCCGCCAATACATAATCATTCTCGTCTTTCCATATATCCCGCCTAATTCTTTTACTTAAAACCCGCAGTTCCGTTTTATACCTGTCACAAAAGTTTTCCAAGCGTTCCAATTCAAATAATACCCTGTCCGAATAATCCACAGCGCCATACCTTCTCTCTTAAAAATATTGAACAATCAACCGCTTTCCAGTATATAATAAAGCGGCTGATTATTCAATAAAGTGCTGGTATGCTATTTAAAAATGTGGAACTTAAAATGCGTCCATCGCTGCTTGGTCGCCAAGTATGGCGTATGAAAATGAATCGTTCCTGCTCTCGCAGTACATATCATTGATAAGCCCGATGGAGAGCAGTTCCAAGTCCGCCATCGAAAGCCCTAGCTGCACACACCGCAGAAGGAACAGCGGTGTGGTCATTTCCCGCTCAGTTGGGCGAAGTTTTTTTTAGCCTCCACATCCGTCTTTACGTTCAGGCCCCACAGTTCTATTAATTGTGGCAGGACTTGGTAAATGGAAAAGGTGTTGAATCCGTCAAGCCACTCGTCCACCTCATTGGGGATACTTGGGTCTGCGTGTTTCGCCATCGTATAGGCGATATTCTCGAACATCTCCAATGAGAACAGATCGAGGTTGGAGTTTTCCTCATCCCCCTCACCAATACTCTTTTCCAGAATCCGCAAATCCTTATAAATGTCACGCTGGAATTTCAAACGGTAAATCCTCGGAATCGCCGCAGATGCCTTGAAAAGTACATCCTGCCCGTCTATTTCTATTTTTCTGACTATGCTCATATCCTTTCAGCCTCCTTCATCCCTGTCCTTTTGTTTCTGCATCCACCGCTTTGGGTTCCGGCAGATATACGGATTTATACCAGTTGGCATAAGTCTCCGAAGATGTCCTGTTCCCGGTCTTGGCCTTCACATAGCCGCTTGCCAGCGGGCGCGCCTTGATGGTCAGCGTCTCGGTCTGCACCTCCCGGCTCTCCTCATTGGTCTTTCCCTCGATCTTGGGGCGGCTCGCGGAACAATTATACAGCACATGGCGAATCTTGCGGATGTCACCGTCAAACTCAAAGAGTAGCGCAAAGGCCGCCGTCTCGGAATGGGCGTTCTCCACCAGCACCTCATTGTTGTCCGCTTCCTCCTTCAGCACGTCCGTGCGGAAACTTTCAGGAATCAAAGCCAGTTCAAGGTCACCGTCATAGCCCATGTTGTTGGCAATGATGTAATACTCGATGCCGTCCGCATAGAAAGACTCCGGCTCTCCGTTGGGGTCCAGTGCGATGGAAACCGCACCGGGCATTGCCACGGGCGACTCAAATCCGATTTCCCCGTTATCCTGTATTTTCTGCAAGGCATAATGGCAGTTACAGATGTTGAATTTCACTTTGTTATTATTCTTCATTTCAGACCTCCATTTCATATAGGACTTCGTACAGCTTTTCCGACTCAATCCATGTCTCGCTCTTGCCATAGAAAATACCGTGCTTCAACAGGACAGCCTCTATGGTTTCCTCCAGATCGGGATTTTTTAAGTCGGTGTACAGTTCGATGTCAAGCTGGTTGATTTTGAAATACGCGATCCCGTCCGCCGCAAAATTGTCAGCTTTGGGATATAAAAATACGAGGAATGGCGGCTCCGGCGATTCGCCCTCCACGAAATGGTCATAAGCGAAAGGCAATCCCATCTCGACCATCA